GCTAGGATTGTGTTTGCGTTCATGACGTATCTCCATATACTACTTTGTGGTGTTTGAGCGTGAACTTCGTAGACCCTTGCGCGGGCACTGGGTGTGACTTACTCGGGTTTGAAGATCGGCTCTGCTTTAAGCTGCCCGTCTTCGATGTAGATCGCTGCGACGCCACCGGGAAGAACCTTCGTTGAGGATTTATCCTCGTTGAATAGGTCTCCGGCCTCGCGTATGACGCTGGAGTGAGCAACCAAGAGCGTCGGCTTCCCGCTCCTCAAGGCCCACCTCACTGCATCTACAAGCATCGGTCTAACTCGTCCCCGAAACTCGTTGAACGACTCTCCACCAGGGAAAGGATCGTCCGGATTCTCTGCGTGACACTGAACAATCTGTTTATTCTCGGGAGTCTTCTTTTGTCCGCCGAGATCGCCGACATCCAAGTCCTGGAGGTTTCCATTACCGTGGTACGGAAGTCCTACCTTGGCCTTGTTAATTATCATGGCCGTGTGACGACTGCGCTTCTTTGGAGAAAAGAAGATGGAGCCCAACTCAATAGGCTCGAAGTAGAACGACAAAGCATGTGCATCTCGCCAACCACTGCCGTTCAGATCTGGATCGAGATGACCTTTGAAGCAGTTGCTCTCGTTAAGATCTGTAGTCCCGTGCCGGGCGACGTACACCAGAATTTCGTTATGCTTTGTCGCCATGATCCGGATCTCCGTCTAGGTCACCCTCGATAGCAGACTCCACGACGGCGATGACTTCATTCTCGGCCTGCTCTTCCTTCTCAATCTCTCGGACAAACAAAGCAAGCTCCGGATGCTCGGCCTTCTTGTAGCCCTTCTTCCGCATGAGACGGACTGCAGCCTTCTTCCACTCGTAGGGTGCCGATTCGTTTCGAGCTACATCGAAAAGAATGTGCTCCGGCAAAGTATCGAGTACGTAATTCTTGTCCTCTGGCAGGGGTTGATAAGCCATCGTGTCCTCGGAATAGTGAATTGGCGACCGCGCAAGGAATCGAACCTTGGGTATCGGTTTTGGAGACCGAGGGTTTACCACTAACCGACACGGCCTTGAAAATTGGTCTGGGTGGATGGATTCGAACCACCGACCCCTCGCTTCCAAAGCGAGAACTCTGTCCAGACTGAGCTACACCCAGATGGTGGACGAAGAGAGGATCGAACTCTCGACCTCAGCATTGCAAGTGCTGCGCTCTCCCAACTGAGCTACTCGCCCTTTTCCCGTTGATTGATGATGTCCGTGACATCGGAAACTTTCTTGATTGCGCCCGCCGCTATGCCCAAGCACTGGCCGTCTTTCGAGATGAAGCAGTCACCCGCTTCATTGAACTCGACCTTGTGCCCGTTGTACTCAGCGGACGTAAAGTTGGGCTCCACGGTGGGCTCGTCCGGATCAACAAAAGGGTCGAAGAGTTCCGGCTCAGGTTTCGTTTCAAGAATCGTTTCGACTTCCGCAGCAACTTCTGTCGCGGCTTCAACTTTCACCACTTCTGAATTCGTTTCGTCGGACATCGGAGCACCTCGTTTTTAATATTCTTTGACGCTGATCACTTGGCCCTGAGAAAAAGTAACGAAGACGACTTTAAGTGGACGCTCGCCATAGATCCAATCTTCTGTCACGCCCTCGCGTATCCTTCGATCAGGTCGGCCCATCGCTGCTAGAACAAGATCCTTGTCCATTCCCACTGCGGCACGCTTGCTTTTGACCGCTTCTCGGAATTCGTCGGGCACCGAGTCAAGGAACGAGTTGAGTGCCGATTTCTTGCTGAAGTCCAGTACCCCCGTGAGGAGGGACTTCACTTCTTGAGGCGTGAGGTTCGGGATCGGCCCATCAAACTGAAGAGAGACATACGAGCCCTGGGGATCTACGGGGGCTGTAGGTCTCGCCACGGGCGTCATACCTCCAGCGCCGCCGATCTGAATCTTCTCCAGGAATCTCTTCTTCTTGTCCTTCTTCTTACCGCCGCCGTTGATCTCGAATATCAGTCGGCTCCCTGCGAACTCGATGCTGGTGATCTGAACCTTAGCGCCGGGCGGAAGAAACTGCGAGGCGCTGAGTGTATTCTCTTCGTTCTTCTTCCAATCGAACTCACCTTTGGAATCGAGAACCATTCCAGTGGCGTTGACCGGCAACGGAACTTTCAGCGCTACATACTCGCTACCCAACGTGCGGATGATGCTGATCCGCGCCTCGGCGTCCAAAGTCTCGGCAGGAGCCTGTAGCCTGAACAGTAGGAAGACGCAGAAGAAAATCAGGTAACGTATCATCTGGAGCCGTCCGAGGGACTCGAACCCCCAACCATCGGTTTACAAAACCGCTGCTCTACCAATTGGAGCTACGACGGCGGAATTCTTTGCCCGGCCCATCATGAGCTGACTTCGATCTTTGTGGTTGAACAAGAAGTTGATCGTGTCGAGCGCCGCTTGCTGAGCCGTCAAGACGCTGGTGTGAAATCCCCGGTCGAGCGGTCGCTCCACAATCCATTGCCCGAGAATGTTGTTGGTGTCCAAGATCGACCTAACTCTCGGTCCATTCCAGTTTATTTCGTCACTCATGGTACTGATTTTGAAAAAGGGTTTAAGTTTACTTCCCAGACGAGTTCACAAGTCAGACTTGTGAACTTTTCTGGCAAATAAACTCGACGAGCACTCTACCAATCCGGAGAGTGCCCGTGAGCTTTTGTTCGATTAAAGAGATCCGATGTACCAGGACAGCCGCTAGGCTTCAGCCGACGTTGGGAGACCCAATCCGAATCTCCCTCGGTCCGCCGAGAAGCTTAGCTAGAGCTGGTCTCGCTCTGCAGCCGACGAAGAACCATCGTGCTGCCGGGACGCAACGTGTTTGTGTATTTCACGTTGTAGGAGACCCAACCCCCGATCTGACGAGCAGGATCGGCGACGCTGCCCTGTGCGGGAGCTTCCTGGATCAGCAAGCGGTAGTTCTTCTCGCCGGATTCAGGATTCTTCCCGAGGAACACGGAGAACAACGCATCATCTGCGAAGATGTATGTGTTGTAGTACGTGTTGCCACCAATGACGGAGCTTGGTGCAGTGGTGGTCTGTTTGAACCGCGTACCGGCGAACTGGATGACCTCTTCGTTCGCAAGAGGAGCCATCAGCTTGTCCACTGTAGACTCGTTGCGCTTCAAGATGTCAGTCAAGCCGTTTGCGCTGGTGTCATTCAGCACATCATGCACGACGAACGGATGGATGATTCCACCCCAATACCCGTCCTTCGTCAGCGGACGAGCGTTGACACCCGCGAGTTGCTGGGTAGCGGTGCGGATGTTGTTGGCAGTCAGGTAGGACCCGTTAGCCAACAGGATATTGACGCTGGAATCCACCGCAACGGCGGCGTCAGCGGTCAACTGAACAAGAGAGTTGAGGGTCAGTGCCAACCGGTAGTTCAATTCGGTTGACAGGTTCTGCAACAGTGACGGATCGTCGATTGCAACGTCCATCGCCAGATCGGAGCTGTTGATGAAATCGGCGTACTGACCGATTGTCGCCACGATCTTGGTCGAAGACTCACTGATGGGAGAACCGACCGTACCTTCCGCAGCTTGGTTGGTGTTGGCAGCCAAGAGAGCGTAGGTGAAGAATTGGATCTGGTTACCAGACCGGAGCGGCAGAGGTTTCTGCTTTGTCATGCTCAGGAATGGGGTCTGCGCCTTCAGGTTGGGAATCGCTCCGCGCTCGTAATAGATGGCTACGAGGTTGGGCAAGGCACCTGAAGTCTGGATGCTTGCTGGTGAAAAAGACATTGAAGTTTACCTCGAAAGGTTTGTTACTTCTAGCGCCGAGTCCCCAACCGTAGCTGGCGAACGCCGGTGAGTAATTTCTCAACGTCGCCGTCAGACAGGTTGTCTAACTCTTCGACTGAGGGCGGCGTTGCAACCTCGGTGTTTCGAGCCACCGTTTCCGATGTTCGAATACCAAGGTTTGCGTTGCCCGCTCTCGGACGCCTTTCACGAACAATCCGGTCGTTAGAGGTCGTCGGTGTGGCAGCAGCCGGAGTGACCGGCACTGC